CCATAACAGAGATAAAATCCGTAGCATCTTTCAATGACGGCTTTACCCGCTCATACAAAACTTTAACCGCCACTGGGCCATTTTTTATCTCATCCAGCACTATCGGTATAAGCGATAAGGTGCTGTTTTTATAGGAATATAGCTTATTTGGTAATTGCATCGTACACCTCACATTTCGCTATAAAAAACGCCACTACGATCTGACAGTAAATGTCCTCTTGCAGGCTGACCTTATGTACCTTTTCTGATATCTCGTTGAAAATCTCGACATTCGTTTTCTTTGCCTTCTTCAGGCGTTTGTAGATGGCCTTCATCTGATCCTGTACTTCGTCATAGTCTATTTCTCCGCGTTTGTCGGCATTGGTTATGATTTCCTTCAGCGTGACATAGTAGGTATCAACATATCCTTTTACGGTATTGAACAATGCGAGGTTGTCATCCGGGACAAGTTTCTCCCGTATATCCTTCGGATCAAGAGAAGGATCAAGCAAATCTTTTTCTTTCAGATTCTTGATTTTCGAGATGACACCTATTATTTCCTTTTCAAGCGGCATTCCGTCCAAGAGGCGCATACTCTGTTTATGTGCAATCAATATCTTTTTGACACCCTGTAGTTCCTTGCACAGCTTCTTGCTATCATCAATAGAATAGGTCGCATGACACATCGGACAAAGAGCCAGTAGGTTATCTACTTTCGGCTCTTTATTTTTATCTATGAGCACCACCTCATAGGTATATGCTACTCGTCCGCTATCTGCGGTGGATAGCAGTCTGCCGCAGCCAGGAAAAGCACAAATGTTGTCAGCCTCATCCCGCAAATAATCGCCGTACTTGCTCTTCAGTTCAAATGCCTGCTGCATCAGCTTCTGCCGTTCGAGTTCCGTTTTTTGAACAAGCCCAGCTGCCCTGCGAATAATCTCCACGAAGCAATCTGCCAGCTTTTCAGCGATATTGCCTACCGTAGCGGTCGGGTCATAGCTTTTATAATCATCCGCAAGCAAGGCTAAGACCGCCTTGGGTCTTGATTCAAGAGATTCAATGAACATCTCCGGCGATAATTTGTAGACAATACTCTGTGCAAACTTCTTTGAAATATCACGCTTTGCATACGTGCGGAGCGTGTTTTCTTTTGTCAGCTTTGATGATGGGTCTTTTGGCGTATCCCATCCATCCTCGGTAACTTCAGTGATCATCGCAACCAAATCCCGAAAGAAGCGTGGCACATCCAAGCCATCAGATATTCGATTTTTCATCATTGAAAAGAAATCCTTAAACTCCACGAATACTCCTCATCCTTTCTCGGATTTTGTACCACGGTGAACCACGGTGTACCAAACCATCCCCAAATCCGAATACCCCATTTTTTATAATGACATCAGCGTTGGGGACGATGCGACGCCGGGCGCAAAACACGCTATATGAATTATAGCATAAAAGTGTCCGTTTGTCAAATCAGACGTTCGCGTTGTGGACATTTTTCGGTCATAAAGGATTTATTTGCGGCGATAAGACCACGGCAAGAACATTCCCCCAAGGCTAACCTGGCATCGGTACATCCATTGGCCCGGATGATCCAGTGCGGATGACAGGATAATTTAATAAAAACAGCTGCCTACTGGATAAGGAAGCTGCAATCCCGGAATGGAGGAAACTCCTACAGGACTGCGGTTAGATTTCTATTACCTTTTTGCAGCTGACCAGCGAGAAGCCTCCATTCCCAACACGAATGGAGGTTTTCTAATGATTATCAAGTACAAATTCGCTACCGGCGAGGTGACGGAGGTCGAGGTCTCGGACGAGATCGGTACCGTCATCCTGGATTCCAGGCGTGAGGAACACGCCAACAACGAGCGCCACCGCTACCACACGGCATTCTCGCTCGATGACATGACCTACGAGGACAAGGACTACTTCTCCGTTGATGACAACCCGGAAGAGGCACTTATGCGGAAAGAAGCCGCCAAGGAGCGCAAGGCCATGCTCTCGCGGCTCACGCCCGTGCAGAGGCGCAGGTTTGAAAAGTTCGAGGACGGCATGAGCATCGCAGAGATTGCCCGTTCAGAAAAGGCTGCGTTCAACAGCGTCAAGGAGTCCATCGAATCGGCTCAGAAGAAGCTGAAAAAACTTCTCTGATTTTTCTCAAGGGACACCCTCAATTTCGGTGTCCCTTTTCTGTTTAACAGCGGAAGGACAAAACAACATCCCTTCCGGAAAGTGAGGTAAGTGCCATGAAGCACACATTACAGATCAGCGTCAGCAAGAAGCCGAAGAATGACGGTATCGCTGCCGTTCGCAAGGTTTCGGTAAGGGAGAAGTTCCTTCGATTCCTCTTCGGCGACAAGACCAGGCTCACGGTCATCGTTCCCGGCGATACCGTGCAGGAACTGGAGATCAGGGAAATCGGAAAGGAGGCAGCCCGTGAAACTGTATGAGATCAACGCAGAAATCCTGCGCCTGACGGATGCCATCGAGTTTGACGAGGAGACCGGGGAAATCCTCGGCGATACGGATGAAATGTTCGCGCAGATTCAGTTGCTTCAGATGGAAAAGAATTCTATCCTCGAATATCTTGCAAAACTCGTCCTGAATATCCGCTCCGAGGCAGCCGCCGTCAAGACCGAGGAACAGCGCCTTAAGGCGCGCCGCGACAGGCTCGCCAAAAAGGAAGAACGCCTGATGAGGGTACTCGACCGTGAGTGCGCCGGCGAAAAGACCGATCTTGGCGTGGCGACCTTCTCTTATCGCAAGACCTCCCATGTGGATGTGTCGGATGCGGCAAAAGCTGTCCGCTGGCTCAAGCGCAACAAGCACCTCGACTGTTTCCGTATCCCGGCGCCGGAAGTCGCAAAGACCGAGGTCAAGAAACTCATCAACGCAGGAACGAAGGTACCCGGCTGTGCCGTGGTCGAGGACTACTCCTGCTCACTCAGATAAGGAGGCTTTTTAACGATGTTAAACATCACCAAAGGGAAAATCGACCGCGCCTTAAAGGTGGTCGCCTACGGGAGCGAGGGCATCGGCAAGACGACCTTTGCCGCCGCTTTCCCGGAACCGCTCTTCATTGATACCGAGGGTGGCACGGCTCACATGGACGTGCGCCGTATCGACAAACCGCAGTCTTGGGAGGAGCTGCTCTCCATCGTGAACGAGGTCGCCGCCGATCCGAATGTCTGCAAGACGCTCGTGCTGGACACGGCGGATTGGGCGGAGGCTCTCTGCGTCACTCATGTCTGCCAGAAGTACAAGCAGAACTCCATCGAGAGTTTCGGTTACGGCAAGGGCTACACCTACCTCGCCGAGGAGTTCGGCAGGCTGTTCTCCGCACTTGATGCCGTGATTGCATCCGGCAAGCACGTAGTCATTACCGCTCACGCCAAGATGCGTAAGTTCGAGCAGCCCGACGAACAGGGAGCCTATGACAGATGGGAAATGAAGCTCTCGAAGCAGGTCGCTCCGCTCCTCAAAGAATGGTGCGATATGCTCCTCTTCCTTAACTACAAGACCTATGTGGTCACGACCGAGACCAACGCCAAAAAAGCCCAGGGCGGCAAGCGCGTCATCTATACCTCCCATCATCCGTGTTGGGATGCCAAGAACCGTCACAGCCTCCCGGAGGAGATGGACTTGGATTTCAAGAACATCGCGCACCTTTTCAAAACGGGCTCCGAGCCTGCTGCCGATGCGGTTAAGCCCATCGACCGTCTGCGCTCCCTTATGACGGAGGCAAATGTGACGGATGCGGAGCTTCAGAAGGTCGTAGCGGACAAAGGCCACTATGCCGCAGACGCTCCCATCGACACCTATTCCGAGAAGTTTATCTCCGGCTGGCTCATCAAATACTGGCCGCAGATTCTGAACCTTATCAATGCGGGCCGCACGGTCCTGGACTAACGAAGGAGGATTTTTATCATGGCTGATTATCTTAACAACAATGCCGGCATGGATTGGGATGACGCTATCGAGAACGATGGCCAGGAGTTCATCATCCTGCCGGAAGGTGACTACAACTTCACCGTTACCGATTTCGAGCGCGGACGCTTTCCCGGCTCCGCCAAGATGTCGCCCTGCAATAAGGCGACTCTCACCCTGCAGGTCAAGACCGAGGACGGCATTGCCAGCATCCGCACCGACCTCATTTTGAACCGTGTCGTGGAGTTCCGTATCTCCGCTTTCTTCCGCTGCATCGGTCAGAAGAAGCACGGCGAGAGGCTCGTCATGGACTGGAACAAGGTCGTAGGTAGCCGCGGACGCGCACACTTCAAGCCTCGCACCTATACCGATCGCGACGGCAACGAGCGTCAGGCAAACGATGTCGACCGCTTCTATGACTATGACGAGAAGAATTTCCCTGCAGAGGACGACTGGATGGAGATCACCGGAGATGCCGATGACCTGCCGTTCAATTAAGGAGGTGCCGTATGTTTGAGCTTCGACCTTATCAGGCTGAAGCGAAACAGGCGATCCTTGCCGCTTGGGACGAGGGGTACCGCAAGACACTCCTCGTCCTCCCGACAGGGTGCGGCAAGACCGTCGTGTTTTCTTCAGTCACAGAAAACCAGGTAAACAAAGGACACCGTGTGCTTATCATGGCGCATCGCGGGGAGCTGCTCGACCAGGCAGCGGACAAGCTGAAGGAGGCATCCGGGCTTGACTCCGTTTTGGAAAAAGCGGAATCCACGAGCCTCGGCAGCTTTCTTCCGGTGACGGTCGGCTCTGTGCAGTCGCTTGCGCAGGAAAAGAGACTCGCCCGGTTCCCGAACAATTACTTCCAAGACATCATCGTGGACGAGGCGCATCACTGCCTCTCCGACAGTTACAAGCGTGTCCTCGACCATTTCCCCAACGCCAATATCCTCGGCGTCACGGCGACGCCCGACAGAGGCGACATGAAGAACCTCGGAGAGTTCTTCGATTCCAAGGCTTACGAATACAGCATGACCGAGGCTATCCGTGAAGGGTATCTCTGCCCGATCAAGGCGCAGATGATTCCGCTCGAACTGGATATCGCGGATGTCGGTATTTCAAGCGGCGACTTCTCCGCAGGCGAGATCGGACACGCATTGGAGCCCTACCTTCATCAGATCGCATCTGAAATGGCGAACTACTGCCGGGGCAGAAAGACCGTTGTATTCCTTCCGCTCATCGCAACATCACAGAAGTTCTGCGCCATGTTGAACGATGCAGGGCTCCGTGCCGCCGAGGTCAACGGCAACAGCGATGACCGCTCGGAGGTGCTTGCCGATTTTGAAGCCGGTAAATATGACGTGCTTTGCAACTCCATGCTCCTCACCGAAGGCTGGGACTGCCCGTCCGTGAACTGCATCGTTGTCCTGCGTCCTACCAAGATCAGGTCGCTTTATCAGCAGATGGTCGGCCGCGGCATGAGGCTTTCTCCCGGCAAGACGGAACTGCTGCTCCTCGATTTCCTTTGGATGACGGAGCGTCACGACCTTTGCAGGCCGTCCGCGCTTATCAGCAAGGATGAGGCTATCGCTAAAAAGATCGATGAGCGCATGGTGGAGGACGCTGACGGCTTTGACCTCATAGAGGCCGAGGAACAGGCGGAACGGGATATTCTCGCCGAACGTGAGTCGGCTCTCGCAAAACAGCTGGCTGAAATGCGCGGGAAGAAACGTAAACTCGTTGATCCCCTGCAGTACGCCCTTTCGATTGCTGCGGAAGACCTCACTAACTATGTACCGACCTTTGCATGGGAAATGGCACCTCCGTCCGAGAAGCAGATCGCTTTCCTGGAGCGGAGGGGCATCTTTGCTGACAGCGTGAGGAACGCAGGGCTTGCGTCCCTTCTCATTGACCGCCTGCAGCGCCGTCAGCAGATGGGGCTTGCTACTCCCAAGCAGATACGGTGTCTGGAACGCTACGGCTTCAGGCAGGTCGGCACCTGGGCATTCGAGGATGCCAGTTCCCTTATTTCAAGACTTGCCGACAACAGCTGGAGGGTGCCTTATGGCATGACTCCCGCGCTCTACAGACCTTAAGGAGGTAACCATTCATGGATAATCATATTCTTTCGGCTCTCAAAGCCATAGACGTATCAACCTTGAGCCGTGCTGACTGGATCGCAGTCGGCATGGCGCTTAAGGAGGAGGGCTATCCCTGCTCCATATGGGATGACTGGTCCCGAAATGACAGCCGCTATCATCCCGGCGAGTGCGAACGCAAGTGGAACAGCTTTCACGGCTCCGGCACTCCCGTCAAGGGCGGCACCATCGTACAGATGGCAAAAGACCGCGGCTGGACTCCCTTCGGTGGAGAGGACGGCTGCATGAATTGGGATGACGCCATCGAGTATGACGGCGAGGACGGTTTTAACGGCTTTGCTCCCCCCGATGCTTGGAGCCCTGCGGCAGACCTCATCACTTATCTTGAACTGCTCTTTGATGCAGATGACCGTGTCGGCTATGTCACAAATGATGTGTGGCAGGATGCCGAGGGCAAGTGGCTGCCGAGCAAGGGCGTGTATGACCGCACCGCCGGGGAACTCATCGCATCGCTTAAAAAGTATCCCGATGACCTCGGCGCTACGGTCGGTGACTGGAAACCCGAAGTCGGCGCATGGATTCGCTTCAATCCCCTCGATGGGGACGGCGTAAAGAACGAGAACATCACGAAGTTCCGCTTTGCCCTGGTGGAGTCGGACACGCTACCCGTTGCGGAACAGGATATCGTCTTCCGCAAGCTGGAACTGCCTATCGCGGCGCTCGTTCACAGCGGAGGCAAAAGCCTCCATGCCATCGTCCGCGTGGATGCGGAGAATTACGACGAGTACAGAAAGCGCGTGGAGTTCCTCTACGACTTCCTGGAGAAAAACGGAGTGTCCATCGACAAACAGAACCGCAATCCGTCCCGCCTCTCCCGTATGCCCGGCGTCACGAGAAACGGCAACCGCCAGTACCTTATCGCTACAAACATCGGAAGGAAGTCCTGGGTAGACTGGCTCGACTTCGTAGAGGGCGTTTCCGATGAACTACCCGACATGGTTTCCCTTGACATTTTCAAGGACAATCCGCCGGAACTGCCGGAGGAACTCATCACGGGGATACTGCGCCGCGGACACAAGATGCTGATATCCGGCTCATCCAAAGCCGGGAAGTCCTTTCTTCTCATGGAACTGTGCATCGCTATCGCGGAGGGCAAGCCTTGGCTCGGCTTTCAATGCAAAAAAGGCAGAGTCCTCTATGTGAACCTTGAGATTGATCCGGCAAGCGCGATCAACCGATTTCTCAAAATCTACGAGGCACTCGGTCTGCCCATCAAAAATGCGGACAGCATCGTGGTGTGGAACCTCAGAGGTCACGCCGTACCGCTCGACCAGCTTGTTCCGAAACTCATCCGCCGTGTACGGAATCAGCACTTTGACGCTATCGTCATCGATCCCATTTACAAAGTTATCACGGGCGATGAGAACAACGCCTCCGAAATGGGCGCGTTCTGTAACCAGTTCGACAAGATTTGCACGGAGACCGGGTGCAGCACCATCTACTGCCATCATCACAGCAAGGGTGCGCAGGGCATGAAAAAAGCGATGGACAGAGCGTCGGGCTCCGGCGTGTTCGCCCGTGATCCTGATGCCCAGCTTGACATGATTCAGCTTGAGCTTTCCGAGGATATCGCAAACAACGTCCGTGACGGCAATGAAACCGCATGGCGGCTCGAATCCTCGCTGCGTGAGTTCCCGAACATCACGCCCGTCAACTTCTGGTTCGAGTACCCGATCCATAAGGTCGATGACAAAGGGACGCTCGGCGCGATGCCTGCACAGGGCACTCCGCAGGCAGGACGGCTCAACAATCCGAAGAGCAAGACGCCAGATGACGCCGCCGATGAGTTCCGCACCGCTTTCTCCGCTCTCGACATGGACGGCAAGGTCACTGTGAAGGACATGGCGGAGTACATGGGCGTCATTGATAAGACCGTGTACGCAAGGCTCAAGAAAATGGGCGACGAGTTCACTCTCGACAAAGGCGTCATCACGAAAACGAACCCTGAAAACGGCTGATCGGATTTTCTTCTTCTACGCTGTCTATAAAAAGATATAGACGGAAGAACGGTCGTTACACTCCCAAAGTGTGAAGGGCTGCATAGCCTGCCCTTCCACTTCTGCGGAGCGCAACGTAACAGCACGGAAAAGAAGAACCCAGGATACACGGAGGTGTAGAAAATGGACTTTTTTATAGCAATGAAGCCGCCGACCGCAACCGCGCAGGAAAAACAGGTGCGCATCGTGAACGGCAAACCGATATTTTACGATCCCGCTCCCGTGAAGGACGCGAAGAAACTGCTCATCGGTCATCTCATCCTTCATAAGCCGGACAAACCGATAGAAGGAGCCGTCTCGCTCACGACGCTGTGGCTCTTTCCGAAGGGCAAGTCCCATAAGAACGGCGACTGGCGGGTGACCAAGCCCGATACCGACAATTTGCAGAAGCTCCTCAAGGACTGCATGACAAAATGCGGATTCTGGAAGGACGATGCCCAGGTAGTCAGGGAGACCGTTGAGAAACGCTGGTCGGATGAGCCGACCGGCATATACATCGAAATTACCGAACTGGAGGTGAAGCAGGATGCCAAATAACATATACCGCAATTCCGAGGGCTATTACGATCCGACCGCAGGAGCCGCCCTCGCAAAATGCGACAGGAAGGAAAAAAGCGACCGCAGGAAGGCGATTCGTAAGTCAAATGCAAAAGCCCGGAAACAGGCCGCCTCCGAATATCGGTCTATTGTCTATATCTGCAGCAGATATGCCGGGGATATCGCAAACAATGTGATAGCGGCACAGAGATATTGCCGATTCGCCGTTGATAGCGGATACATCCCCTTTGCGGCGCACCTTTTATTTCCTTTATTCCTTAATGACGCGATTCCCGCCGAGCGGATGCTGGGGCTGTCCTTCGGAAACATCTTCATGGACAAATGCGACGAGGTATGGATTTTCGGCTCGGAATATTCGGCTGGTATGCAGGCGGAATACGACCGCGCCGTAAAGAAGGGCTACCGAATCCGCTATTTCACAACCGACTGCCGTGAGGTCACAGGTCACGGGAACGGAGGTGGCGATGGACCCATATGAAAAACTGGCGAACGCCATCATCATCCAGGCGGCAAAGGACTACCGCACCGCCTTAAGGAAACTGCGGAGAAATCCGCGAAACCATCTCGCTCAAGCGGAGGCTGAATCCATAGATCGGTTCTTCCGCTCCGGCTGGTACAAGTGCCTCACCGATGTGGATTGCGAAATGGTGATACGAAAACTCAGAGAGGAGGATTAACGGCTATGACTGCAAAAGAATATCTGCGTCAGGCGTACCGGCTTGACCACAGGATAAATTCCGACCTTGCGGAACTCGAACGGCTCCGCGACATGGAAGGCAGCATCAGTTCTCCCAGCTTCGAGGAACACTATAACCCGAACCGCAACACGGAGGCTCCCTTCATCCGCTGCCTTGAGAAGGTGTGGGATTTGGAGATGAAGATAAAGACCGAGATCGACAAACTCATATCCTTAAAAGACCAGATGCGCGAGGTGATTGACGCCGTCCAGAACACGGACGAGCAGATGGTTCTCCGCTACCGCTATATCCATAACATGACATGGGAGCAGATCGGTGACGAACTCAAAGCTGACGAAAGCACGGTCAGACGGTGGCACCGCAGGGCGCTTGCAAGCGTTATCGTCCCGGCTGATCCCATCGTGATATAAATGTGCCGAAAATACCCGGTTTTGCCCAGCAATGCCCACCTTGCATTTATGGTACATTATAATCAGCGGAGCAGAATCAAGAAGCCTCAAGGGTGCAGACCTTTGGGGCTTTCTTCATGCCCAGGAAAGCGAGGTGAAAGGATGCCAAGGAAACCGAAACGACCATGCCGCTATCCCGGATGCGGTCGGCTCTCTGACGGTCCCTACTGTGAGGAACACAGGAAAGCCGTGCGGGACGATTACAACCGTTACGAACGCGCTCCCGACAGCAACAAGAAATACGGCAGGTGTTGGAAACGAATCCGAGACCGCTACGCTGCGGCACACCCGCTGTGCGAACGCTGCCTCAAGGAAGGTCGGTACACTCCCGTCGAGGAAGTGCATCACATCGTTCCCATCTCGAAAGGCGGCGACCACAGGGAAAGCAATCTGATGAGTCTTTGTCAGTCGTGCCACACCAAAATCCATGTGGAGATGGGCGACCGGTAGGGCGATCAAAATCTCTGCGGGACCTATAGCGGACAGCGGCCCGGGGCTTCGTGCGCGAAAAAGGCGAAATCAAAAGGGTAATTGACGGCGGCCTGTCAGGGCTGCTTATTTTTTGCGGAAAAGAGGTGAGAAAATGCCGACAAAATCCAATAACACAGGCGGGCGCGGCGGTGCGAGACCCGGTGCGGGAAGGAAGAAATCCGCTGTTAAGGAGAAAGCCGAGAACGGCAATCCGGGCGGACGAAGATTAGAAGTGCTGGACATTCCCGAAGTCGAGGGCGTCGATATGCCAAAGCCCCATGAGTTCCTCTCTGCCGAGCAGCGTGACGGAAGTACGCTCCAGGCGGAGGAAATCTATAAAGAAACCTGGGAGTGGCTGAAGAAGATCGGCTGTGCGGCAAAGGTATCTCCCCAGCTATTGGAGCGGTATGCCATGTGCAGCGCCCGCTGGATTCAGTGTGAGGAGATGACCAACCGCATGGGCTTCCTCTCCAAGCACCCCACTACCCAGAAGCCAATCCCATCGCCGTTTATCAACATCGGCATCAACTACATGAACCAGGCAGTGCGGCTCTGGAACGAGATATTCCAGATCGTAAAGGAAAACTGCAGCACCGATTACGGGGAGGTTTCTCCCCAGGACGATTTGATGGAGCGTCTGCTCCGGGCAAGGAAGGGGTGAAGCCATGTTTGAGAAAGTAAATCCGTGCCACCCGGATAAGGTGGCGGACCGTATCGCCGGTGCCCTGGTGGATGCAGCGTACAGAAAAGAAGAAAATCCCAGGATCGCCGTGGAGGTCCTCATCGGCCACGGCGTCTGCCACATCATCGCGGAGAGTTCCGTACACATCCCGCTGGGTGAGGCGGATGCCATTGTGAAGCGTATCGGTGGAAACCTGCACACGGATTATGTGGAAGTGCCGCAGGACGGACACCTTGCCAATAACCAGGCAGAAGGAATCCGCTGTGGTGACAACGGCATCTTCAAGGGGATGCCGGTCACGGAGGAGCAGAAAGTTCTCTGCGAGATCGCAAAAAGTGTGTATCACACTTATCCCTCGGATGGGAAGTACATCATTGACGAGGCAAGGCTGATCCTCTGCCAGAGCAATGCGCCCACAGAGGAGCTGCAAAAGATGTATCCCACCGCCGAGGTCAATCCCCTCGGCGACTGGACAGGCGGCACGGATGTGGACTCCGGCGCCACCAATCGCAAGCTCGGCTCTGATATGGCTGATTCTATCACGGGCGGCGGCCTACATGGAAAAGATCTCTCCAAAGCGGATGTGTCTGTCAATATCTACGCATGGCTGAAGGCGCAGGAAACGGGAAAGCCCGTGGAACTGTGCTGCGCCATCGGGGATGATACGGTGGACGGTATTCCCTATTGTGAGATCGTGGAGACTGCCCGGAGATACATCCAGTCCCTTGGCGGCTTTGAGAAATTTGCGGAATGGGGGCTGGTGCGATGAGGACAACGACTGAGATGCAGCTTGTGCCAATCACCAAGCTGGTACCCTATGTAAACAACGCCCGAACCCACTCCCCGGAGCAGATTACCAAGCTCCGCTCGTCCCTCCGGGAGTTCGGCTTTATCAATCCCGTCATCATCGACCGTGACTATGGCGTGATTGCAGGCCACGGCAGAATCCTGGCGGCAAAGGAAGAAGGCATCCGAGAGGTTCCCTGTGTGTTTGCCGACCATCTTACCGAAGCTCAGAAAAAAGCCTATATCATTGCGGACAACCGTATGGCAATGGACGCCGGATGGGATGAGGAGCTTCTGCGGGTGGAGATCGAGTCTTTGCAGGGCATGGACTTTGACCCTCTGCTGACCGGCTTTGATGAAAAGGAGCTAGCGGCGCTGTTCGATGCCGGCATCGAAGCTAAAGAGGATGACTTCGATGTGGATGCGGAACTGCAAAAGCCCACCTTCTCCCGACTTGGCGATATGTGGACGCTTGGCAGACATCGCTTGGTATGTGGGGACTCCACCAATCCAGAGACATACACCACGCTCATGGATGACATCAAGGCCAACCTGGTGATCACCGACCCGCCGTACAACGTCAATTACGAAGGATCGGCGGGCAAGATCAAGAACGACAACATGGCAGGCGAAAAATTCTACGAGTTTCTCCTTGCCGCATTCAAAAATATGGAGTCGGTCATGGCGGCGGACGCATCCATCTATGTGTTTCATGCCGACACCGAGGGCTTGAATTTCCGCAGGGCGTTTGCCGATGCAGGATTTTATTTATCCGGGTGCTGTATCTGGAAGAAGCAGTCCCTGGTCCTCGGCCGCTCTCCCTACCAGTGGCAGCATGAGCCTGTGCTGTACGGCTGGAAGAAAAACGGCAAGCACCAGTGGTACACGGGCAGGAAGGAAACCACCATATGGGAGTTCGACAAGCCCAAGAAGAACGGCGACCATCCCACCATGAAACCAATCCCTCTGCTGGCATATCCCATCGGCAACTCCAGCATGGCAAACTCGGTAGTGCTTGACCCCTTCGGCGGCTCCGGCTCTACCCTCATTGCCTGTGAGCAGACCGACCGCATCTGCCGCACTATTGAACTGGATGAGAAGTTCTGCGATGTCATCGTGAACCGCTACATCGAGCAGGCCGGCACTGCGGATGGAGTGAGTGTCCTTCGGGACGGCAAGACATACAGTTATGGGGAGGTTGCGGATGGAACGGAATAAACTGACCCTCGGCAGCCTGTTTGACGGTTCCGGCGGTTTCCCTCTTGGCGGCTTGCTCTCCGGCATTACCCCCGTTTGGGCATCGGAGATCGAGCCGTTCCCCATCCGGGTGACCACAAAGCGGCTTCCGTTTATGAAGCATTACGGCGATGTCTCCCGGATGGACGGTGGGAAGATTGAGCCGGTGGATGTCATTACCTTCGGCAGCCCTTGCCAGGACATGAGCATCGCGGGCCGGAGGGAAGGTCTGGACGGCTCCCGCTCCAGCCTTTTCTATGAAGCCGTCCGGATCGTAAAGGAAATGAGGTGTGCAACTGATGGCAGATATCCAAGGTATATCGTCTGGGAGAACGTCCCCGGCGCGTTCAGTTCCAACAAGGGTGCGGACTTCCAGTCCGTCCTCGAAGAGATCTGCTCGGTCAAAGGATACGAAATTCATACTCCTCGACCTGAGAAATGGACGACCGCCGGAGAGATCGTGGCAGATAATTTCAGTCTCGCATGGCGGGTATTTGATGCACAGTACTGGGGAGTTCCCCAACGCAGAAAACGCATCTACCTTGTCGCAGATTTTGCAGGCGAGAGTGCCGGAAAAATACTATTTGAGTCCGAAGGCGTGTCTGGGTATACTCCGCAGGGCTTCCGTTCGTGGCAAGGAGCTGCCGGAACTTCTGAGAAAGGCGCTGGAGCGGCAGGCTGCGTCTGCCTGAACGATCAGGGCGGAAACCGCATGGATGTGACGGACGGTGTCACCTGCACCCTCCGGGCGGAGGCCCACCATCCTCCCTGCGTGATGGAATCTGCGGGCTTTTGCACCGAGCATTCCGCACACAGCCGCTCCATCGGGTACGAGGAAGAAACCCCTCCCACTCTCCGGGCGGGGACGGTGCCGGCGGCGGTCTATGAGAACCATAGCCAGGACACCAGATACACCGGTCCATTGGAAACAGCGCCCACGGTCATGTCTACTTACGGAACAGGCGGCAACAATCAGCCCTTCGTGGTGGAAACGCCAAAGACGCTGAAAATCCGCTCCGGCTGTGAGGGTGGTGGCAAGGGTGCGCTGATCCAGGACAACAAATCTGCCACCCTCGGATGCAACAACGACCAGACGGTGTTTGTGCCGTTTGTGAAAGGCACCCGCCCCCACTCTTCCGATGAAGGGCAACAGTGGAAAGACGGAACCGTGGCGAATACGCTGAACACCCATGATGTGGGCGAATCCAGATGTAATGAGCTGGCTGTCAAGGTCTACGGCATCTGCTCCAAGCAGAGCCACACCATGCAGTCGGACAATCCTCACAGCGGTTTTTATGAAGCGGATACCTCCCGCTGCCTGGACGCAAACGGCGGCAATCCCTCCTGCAACCAGGGCGGTATGGCTGTGGTGGCTGTGCAAGGCTCTATGATCGGAAGGTCTGACAAGAACGGTCCCCAGGGCAGCGGCGTGAACGAGGATGTGTCCTTCACGCTGGACGCCACCGACCGCCATGCGGTAGCTTACGGAATCGACCGCGCCACATACAACATGGGACGGAACGCCAAGTTCGGAATTACAGTGGAAACGGAAATCGAGCCAACGATGGTGTCCAAAGGACCGGGAGCGGTCGGGCAGCCTATCTACCATTCAAGCAAGAGTTCCTTCCACACCAATTTTACGGATGATGATGTGACGGAAACGTTGGTCGCTACAGATTTCAAAGATCCGCCTACGGTATCTAAGGAGCCTGACTACATCGTCCGCAGACTGACGCCTACCGAATGCGCCAGACTGCAGGGGTTCCCGGGCTGGTGGTGCGATGCGCTTGGAACTGATGAGCCGACCGAGAATGAGATCGAGTTCTGGACAGAGGTGTTTGAAATACACCGAAGGGTCATGGGAACCTCCTCCAAGCCAAAGAGCCGCAATCAGATCATTAAGTGGCTGAAAGACCCCCACTCCGACTCTGCGGAATACAAGATGTGGGGCAACGGCGTGGCACTGCCTAACGTCTGTTTTGTGCTTTCCGGCATCGTGTACTATGCACAGTTATCCGGCGAATGATCCGGCAGCTATTCTACAGCAAAATGTGCGGAAATCGCTTGATATTTCAGGGGTTCAGAGCGAATATGTGACTACCAAAAACGAAGGAGGTTTTCGCACATGGAAATCAGATACAATGTGACAGGCGCAAAACGCAAGGAACTGGTCAAGGTCATCGCAGATGCCACGGGTGCCAGGGCGGAATACAAATTCATGCCTACCTGCAATTATGAGATCGACTACTTCACGGTCACCAAGGACGGGACGCTCCTGTTTGACGACCGCGCTGACAGCGAGGAGGTCGAGCAGGTACTTGAAACCATCGCCGCCGCAGGCTTTGAATGCGAGGCGCACGACGGCGAGAAACTGCCCACCGAAGAAGAATCCAAAGCCATCGACACTGCGCCACAGAACAAAACTGTGGGGCTTATGGTGGAAATCCCATTGGACAAGGTGGCGGTTGGCAACCTCACCAAGCTACTGGACGCCAAGGGCGGTCTCATCAAAAAGGCGCTCGGCGTGGACACTCTGCCCATCGAGATTCAGGAAGACCGGGTGGCATTCCCCTGGTTCCCGGAACTGCCGGATGCCGACTCGGTCAAAGCCTACACCCACTTCATCTCCGCACTCTGCGAGATGAGCAAAAACGCCAAGCGGGTAACGGTCACGGAGAAAGCAGTGGATAACGAGAAATACGCCTTCCGCTGCTTTCTCCTGCGCCTGGGCTTCATCGGCAGCGAATATAAAGCGGAGCGCAAGATCCTGCTGAAGAATCTGACCGGTTCCTCGGCTTTCAAGGATGGAGGTGTGAACCATGAAGTTTCCGAGTAGAGAAATCGTGGAGCGCATCCGCCGGGAATATCCTGCCGGCACCCGTGTGGAACTGGTGCGGATGGATGATGTGCAGGCTCCGCCTGCCGGTACAAAAGGCACCGTCAAAGGTGTGGATGACACCGGTTCCCTTCTCATGCGCTGGGACAATGGCAGCGGCCTGAACGTGGTCTATGGGGAGGATATTGTGAGAAAGGTGGGTGACCGCCGTGCCAAATAACATTCTGAAGGACTTCTTCTATGGGAACATCAATCCGAATGAAAAGCAGTTTGACCGTAATTCGGAGTATGGAAAAGCTGCTGCCGGTCTGGCTGATGAAGAAGAAAAGCTCCGATCCATGCTGAATCAGGAAGCAGCCACAGTCCTCGATAAGATGATTTGCCTACAAGCCGCCATTGCGGGCATGACCGCTGAGGAGTACTTCATCGATGGGCTGCGGACGGGATTCCGCCTGGCTCTTGCTATCCTTGATGAGGAGGAAAACGGCCTTCTCAAGCCAATATCGGATGGCGGCAAACAGCCATAAACTACACAATATCTTGCGGTCATCTTTGTGTAGTATATTATCGGAAATGGCCTTGCTATTATCCTCTTTTAGAGCGAATATGTGTACACCGAAAGGGAAAACACACAGCCGCAAGGCAGAAAAACGGAGGATTTCAGAATGAACGAGAAAACAGCAAGGCAGATTGCAGAGATGAAGAACCAGACCATCGGGGTCGAGGTCGAGATGAACAGCATCACCCGCCAGAAGGCAGCGAAGGTTGCCGCCGCCTACTTCGGCACAGGCAGATACGAGAACACTGCCGGCCGCAACGGCTACAGCACCTGGTCGGCTTGGGACGCACAGGGGCGCGAGTGGAAATTCCAGAAGGACGTTTCCATCGCAGGGCCGGACGAGCAGAAATGCGAACTGGTCACCCCGATCCTGACCTACGGGGATATCGAAACCCTGCAGGAGCTTTGCAGGCAGCTCAGACACGCAGGAGCGAAAAGCGACGCCTCCAGAGGATGCGGAGTCCACATCCACATCGGAGCGCAGGGCCACACACCGCAGAGCCTTCGGAACCTCGCCAACATCATGGCGAGCCACGAGAGCCTGATCGCAGAAGCTCTGAAGCTCGACCGCAGCCGCATGAGCCGCTACTGCCGCACGGTAGACCCAAACTTCCTCGCCAAGGTCAACAGCAGAAAGCCCAAGACGATGGCACAGCTTGCGGACATCTGGTACACCAGCCACGGCGCAAGCTACGGCAGGAGCCACCACTACAACGACAGCCGCTACCATATGCTCAACCTTCACGCCACCTTTACCAAAGGTACGGTCGAGTTCAGGCTCTTCCAGTTTGACGAGCCGACCGCAGAGCGCCGAGGCGGCATCCATGCCGGACAGCTCAAAAGCTACATTCAGCTTTGCCTGGCCCTGAGCCAGATGGCGAAGGATGTGCGGACGGCAAGCCCCAAACCCCAGCAGAACGAAAACCCCAAATACGCCATGAGAACCTGGCTCCTCCGCCTGGGCTTCATCGGTGGGGAGTTTGCAACGGCCAGAGATTTCCTGACCCGCAACCTGACTGGGGACACCGCCTTCCGGCACGGCAGAGCCGCCGCTTGAAGGACACGCAGGAGTTAGCCTCCTGCCACCTTACTCCTGACCGCTTCGGCGGTCTTAAGGTGGTAGAAGGGTAACCCCTTCGGAAAGGATGGATACCATGAAAGAAAAAAGATACTACATTGCTTATGGCAGCAACCTCAATGTCCCGCAGATGCGGATGCGCTGCCCTCACGCTACGATCCTCGGCACGGCAAATCTCAAAGGTTGGGAACTGTTGTTCAAGGGGAGCAAGACCGGCTCCTACCTCACGATCGAGGAATGCGCCGGCGGCACGGTTCCCGTGGTAATCTGGGAGGTGACGGCTGCGGATGAAGCCGCCCTCGACCGCTATGAGGGATTCCCCAATTTCTACTACAAAAGGGACATCTGGCTTCAGTACAAAGGCATCCGCACGGGGAAGCGCAGGACGGTGACAGCTTTTGCCTACATAATGCATGAGGACAGGCCGATTGGGATTCCAAGCAATCTCTACATGAGGATTTGCCTGGAAGGGTACGACACCTTCTGCTTTGATAAAAACGTCCTGGTTGACGCCTACGATAAATGCAGGGAGGTATGCGGATATGAAGGATAATGATGTGATCCGGATGGCGGTCTGCCCCCTGTGCGGCAGGGCCTACCACGGCGCTCCGGCGCTTTCCAGAGAGGACAACGAAACGCTTATCTGCCCGGACTGCGGAACAAGACAGGCACTCCAGTCCATCGGAGTGAAGCCGTCTGAGCAGGAGCAGATTCTTGAAACGATCCACCGGCATATGGGAAGACCGCCTGGTTGAAAACTAACAATTTTCCTGTATAATAAAGATGTCTTGATAGAGACAAATCGGAAATTGGCAGTGAGGTGAGGCAAGTTGCAATACAAAGAATACGGTAAACAGAATCGAGATGTGATTATTCTTCTGCATGGCGGCGGCTTGTCATGGTGGAATTACCGAGAAGTGTCCGAACGACTTCAAAATGATTTTCGGATAATTATCCCGATATTGGATGGTCACGCAGGAAGCGATGAAAATTTCACAACAATCGAAGACAATGCCGCTGAAATCATTTCTTTTATTGATAGGAACTTTGGAGGTTCGGTATTGCTGATTGGCGGGTTATCTCTCGGCGGTCAAATATTACTTGAAATGTTATCTCGGCGAAAAGACCTTTGCCGTTTTGCAATGGTCGAGAGCGCAGCGGTTATTCCATCCAAGCTAACTTATTCGTTGATTAAGCCGGCATTTGGAAGCTGTTATGAGTTGATTCGGCAAAAATGGTTTTCTAAACTGCAATTTCGTTCACTTCGAATGAAGCCGGAACTTTTCAATGACTATTATCAAGATACTTGCGGCATTACGAAGCAAAATATGATTGCGTTCTTACAAGAAAGTTCTATGTATTTCATGAAGAAGTCTCTTGGAGAGTGTGTGGCAGAAATCCATTTGTTTGTCGGGGAGCGGGAAAACAAACGTATCTTGCTTTCTGCAAGAAAGCTGCATGAAACCCTGGAAAAAAGCAGCTTAAATGTCCTTCCAGCTATGTATCATGGAGAGTTTTCCATCAACCATGCCGATCTCTATGTAAAAGAATTGTGTGCCATTGTTAAACAGCATTAACTTCCAGTTTATTGAATGAAAGCAAAAAAACTTTATCAGCATCGGTTAGAAATAGCCGGTGCTATTTTTATGCCATTTTGGAGGTGGTGTCCATGCGGAAGCTGAAAAAATACAAGCCCACCAGGTTTATGGCGAAGACCTCGCACTACGATAAGGACGCCGCCGACTATGCGGTGATGTTCATCGAGTCCCTCTGCCACACCAAGGGTACCTGGGCGGGAAAGCCCTTTGAACTGATCGACTGGCAGGAGCAGATCATCCGTGACCTGTTCGGCGTGTTAAAGCCCAACGGCTACCGGCAGTTCAATACGGCATACATTGAAATCCCCAAGAAACAGGGCAAGTCCGAGCTTGCCGCCGCTGTGGCGCTCCTGCTCCTCTGCGGGGATGGTGAGGAACGGGCCGAGGTGTATGGCTGCGCCGCCGACCGTAACCAGGCAAAGATTGTGTTTGATGTGGCGGTGGATATGGTGCGGTTCTGTCCGGCACTCTCCAAACGGGTAAAGATTCTGGAGTCCCAGAAGAAGATCACCTACCTGCCCACCAACAGCTCCTACCAGGTGCTTTCGGCGGATGTGGCGAACAAGCACGGTTTCAATACCCACGGCGTGATCTTCGATGAGCTGCACACCCAGCCCAACCGGAAACTCTTTGACGTCATGCTCCAGGGCTCCGGGGATGCCCGGATGCAGCCGCTGTATTTCCTGATCACCACAGCGGGCAACGACACCAACTCCATTTGCTACGAGGTACACCAGAAAGCTATTGACATCGCAGAGGGGCGAAAGGTCGATCCCACCTTCTACTCTGTCATTTACGGCGCTGCCGAGGATGAGGACTGGACGGACCCCAAGGTCTGGAAGAAGGCAAACCCCTCCCTCGGTATTACGGTGGGTATTGATAAGGTCAAAGCCGCCTGTGAATCCGCCCAGCAGAATCCTGGCGAGGAGAACGCTTTCCGGCAGCTTAGGCTGAACCAGTGGGTGAAACAGTCTGTCCGCTGGATGCCGATGGACAAGTGGGACGCCTGTGCATTCCCGGTTTCCGAGGACGATCTGGAAGGGCGCATCTGCTACGGCGGGCTGGATCTTTCATCCACCACAGACATCACGGCTTTTGTGCTGGTGTTCCCGCCGCTGGATGAGGAGGATAAATACTATGTCCTGCCATACTTCTGGATACCGGAGGAAACACTTGACCTTCGTGTCCGCAGGGATCATGTTCCCTACGACCTGTGGGAGCGCCAGGGCGTGTTGATGACCACTGAGGGCAACGTGGTCCACTACGGCTACATTGAGAAATTCATCGAGCAGTTGGGTGAGCGGTTCAATATTAGAGAGATCGCCTTCGACCGTTGGGGCGCTGTGCAGATGGTGCAGAACCTGGAGGGCATGGGCTTCACAGTAGTTCCCTTTGGACAGGGCTTTAAGGATATGAGTCCTCCTACCAAGGAACTGATGAAACTGGTACTGGAGGAGAAAATCGCCCACGGAGGCCACCCGGTGCTGCGCTGGATGATGGACAACATCTTCATCCGCACCGACCCGGCCGGCAACATCAAGGCGGACAAGGAAAAATCCACAGAGAAGATTGACGGTGCGATTGCCACTATTATGGGGCTTGACCGGGCAATCCGCTGTGGGAATGATACGGGAGCTTCGGTTTATGACAGCCGGGGCCTTTTGTTTATCTGAAAGGACGGTGATTCGATATGGGTATCTTTTCCGGGCTTTTCCGTTCCAGGGATAAGCCCCAGGACCGCACCACCGGGAGCGGCTATGCGTTCTATTTTGGCAGCACCACCTCCGGCAAGGCGGTGACGGAACGCTCCGCTATGCAGATGACGGCGGTGTACTCCTGCGTCCGCATCCTGGCGGAGGCGGTGGCGGGGCTTCCCCTTCACCTCTATCGCTACAAAGAGGACGGCGGCAAGGAGAAGGCGCTGGACCATCCGCTGTATCTCCTGCTGCATGACGAGCCGAACCCGGAGATGAGTTCCTTCGTGTTCCGGGAGACGCTCATGACTCATCTGCTCCTGTGGGGCAACGCTTACGCACAAATCATCCGCAACGGCAAGGGTGAGGTGATTGCCCTCTACCCCCTGATGCCGGACCGGATGACGGTGGATCGTGACAGCAAGGGACAGCTTTATTACGAATACACCGTCAGCATGGATGACGCGCCTACGGTCAAAGGCAGTCTTGTCCGGCTGCATCCGTCCGATGTGCTGCACATCCCCGGCCTTGGCTTTGACGGGCTGGTGGGCTATTCCCCCATCGCTATGGCAAAGAACGCCATCGGCATGGCGATTGCCTGTGAGGAATACGGGGCAAAGTTCTTTGCCAACGGCGCAGCTCCTGGCGGTGTGCTGGAGCATCCGGGGACGATCAAAGACCCGCAGCGTGTCCGGGAAAGCTGGCAATCCACCTTCGGCGGCAGCGGCAACAGCAATAAGATTGCCGTGCTGGAAGAGGGCATGAAGTACACGCCCATCGGCATCTCCCCGGAACAGGCGCAGTTTCTGGAAACAAGGAAGTTCCAGATCAATGAGATCGCCCGTATCTTCCGGGTGCCGCCCCACATGGTGGGCGACCTGGAAAAATCCAGCTTTTCCAACATTGAGCAGCAGTCGCTGGAGTTCGTGAAATACACGCTGGAACCCTGGCTGGTGCGCTGGGAGCAGTCCATCCAGCGGACGCTTTTTTCCCCGGAGGAAAAGAAACGGTATTTTGCCAAATTCAACGTGGAGGGGCTGCTCCGGGGCGATTATGCCAGCAGGATGACCGGCTATGCTACGGCAAGGCAGAACGGCTGGATGAGCGCCAACGACATCCGGGAATTGGAGAACATGGACCGCATCCCTGCTGAGGAGGGCGGAGACTTGTACCTGATCAATGGCAATATGCTCCCGCTTGGAAACGCCGGGGCTTTTGCAAATACCGAAACGAGCAATGACGGAAAGGAGGAAAACCCCGATGAAGAAGTTCTGGAAGTGGAAGAACCAGGCAGAGACGGAGACAGCTCCGGCGGAACGGACGCTGTTCCTGAACGGCACCATCGCCGAGGAAAGCTGGTTTGACGATGACGTCACACCCCAGCTTTTCAAAGAGGAACTGATGGGCGGAAGCGGAGACATCACGGTCTGGATCAACAGCCCAGGCGGGGACTGTGTGGCGGCTGCCCAGATCTACAATATGCTCATGGATTATCCGCATAATGTCACGGTCAAAATCGATGGCATTGCAGCGTCTGCGGCAAGCGTGATCGCTATGGCTGGTACAAAAGTTCTGGTCAGCCCGGTGTCCATGATGATGATCCACAATCCCATGACGGTGGCCATGGGTGACACCGCAGAGATGCAGAAAGCCATCGAGATGCTTGGCAGTGTGAAGGATTCCATCATTAACGCCTATGAGATCAAGACCGGTCTCTCCCGCACAAGGCTCTCCCACCTTATGGATGCGGAGACCTGGATGGACGCCGGCAAGGCGGTGGAGCTGGGCTTTGCAGATGAAGTCCTGAAACGCTCCGAAGTGCCGGAGGACATGGAACCGCCTGCGGTTTCCATGCTGTATTCCAAAGCCGCTGTGGTCAACTCCCTGATGGATAAGATCGCGGCAAAGTGTAAAACCAACCCTAAGAAAACCGAAGATTCCAAACCTAAGGGCCGCTCTGTAGACAGTCTCTACGAGCGGCTCAATCTTTTGAAACATTAAGGAGGATACCACTATGACGATTCTTGAACTGCGCGAGAAGCGCGCCAAAGCCTGGGAAGCTGCGAAAGCCTTTCTGGATTCCCACAGAAACGATAAGGGCGTCCTGTCCGCCGAGGATGACGCCGCCTATACCCGCATGGAGCAGGAGATCACCGACCTGGGCAAGGAGATCGCCCGCCTGGAACGTCAGGAGGCGCTGGAAGCGGAACTGAACCGCCCTGTGAACAAGCCCCTGACGGGTAAGCCTATGAGCGGCAAGGAGGAGACTAAGACCGGCCGCGCCACCGATGAGTACCGCCAGAACTTCTGGAACATGATGCGTTCTAAGGCTCCGATGCCCTCTGTGGTGAATGCGCTGCAGATTGGTACGGATTCCGAGGGCGGCTATCTGGTACCGGACGAATATGAGCGCACCCTGGTAGAGGCACTGGAAGAGGAGAATGTATTCCGCCAGCTTGCCAGGGTGATCCAGACATCCAGCGGCGACCGGAAGATCCCGGTAGTGGCGACCAAGGGTACCGCATCCTGGATCGATGAGGAAGGTGCCTACACGGAGAGCGATGATTCCTTCGGCCAGGTGTCCATCGGGGCGTACAAGCTGGGGACGATGATTAAAGTTTCCGAGGAACTGTTAAACGACAGTGTCTTTGACCTGGAAAGCTACATCTCCCGTGAGTTTGCCCGCCGTATCGGCGCCAAGGAGGAGGAAGCCTTCTTTACCGGGGACGGCTCCGGAAAGCCCCTGGGTATCCTTGCCGCCACGGGTGGTGCGGAGATCGGCATTACTGCCGCATCTGCCACCGCGATTACCGCCGATGAACTGATCGACCTGTTCTACTCCCTGAAATCGCCCTACCGCCGCAACGCTGTGTGGGTGCTGAACGATTCCACCATCAAGGCAGTCCGTAAACTGAAAGATGGCAGCGGCCAGTACCTGTGGCAGCCTTCCCTGACTGCCGGAACGCCGGATACCATCCTGGGCAGACCTGTGCGCACCTCGGCCTATATGCCCGCCATCGCCGCCAGCGCGAAGACCATCGCCTTCGGTGATTTCAGCTATTACTGGATCGCTGACCGCCAGGGCCGTTCCTTCAAGCGTCTGAACGAGCTGTATGCCGCTACCGGCCAGGTGGGCTTCCTTGCCTCTCAGCGTGTGGACGGCAAGCTGATCCTGCCGGAAGCCATTAAAGTGCTGGCGCAGAAGTCTGCGGCCTAATGAGAGGAGGCGGCGGTGATGGAAGAACTGCTTTCAAAAGTAAAAGCCAATCTCATTCTGGAGCATTCGGCGGATGATGAACTTCTGAAGGGCTACATCACCGCCGCTGTTTCCTATGCGGAAAGCTACCAGCATATCCCGGCGGGCCACTATACTGACAACGCAATGCCGGCCACTACCGAACAGGCGGTGATCATGCTGGCATCGCATTTCTATGAATCCAGGGACGGCTCCACAGGCGGCTTCTTCGCAGACAACACCAATGCGGCGCAGCAGGTGTGGAACACGGTCAACCTTCTCTTACGGCTCGACCGGGATTGGAAGGTGTGACATGAGCTTTGGAAAAATGAACACCTTCATCACCATTGTGGAAAAACAGTTCACGCAGGATGATGAGGGCTTTAAGACGGAAACGGATGTGACCGTGGCTGAGGTGCGGGCATACCGGGAAGGCCGGCATGGCAGTGAGAAATGGGCCAACATGGCTTCCTTCTCTACCGCCACCGACCTGTTTCGGTTCCGAGTGATCCCAGATGTGGAAATCACCACAGATATGCGGATTCTCTGTGACGGGCATACCTTCGAGATCACTTCTGTGGAGGATGTCAAAGGCAGAGGGATGTATCTGGAGGTACTGGGGACGGAGGTGAAAGCGGGTGGCTAAGGTTCAAATGAAAATGCCGGAGGACTTTCTGATGAAGGTATCCCGGCTGGCGGATAAGACGGATGAGATTATCCCGAAAGTGCTGGAGGCAGGCGCAGAGGTCGTGGAAGACAAGGTGCGCTCCAACCTGCAGTCTGTCATTGGCAGCGGGACAAAGTATGACTCCAGAAGCACCGGGGAGCTTTTACGTTCTCTTGGCACTTCTCCCGCCCTGCAGGACAGGAACGGGGATTTTGACATAAAGGTTGGCTTTTCCGAGCCTCGTTCGGACGGCGACAGTAACGCCAAGATCGCCACCATCCTGGAATACGGCAAAAGCGGCCAGCCTGCTAAGCCGTTTCTGAAGCCCGCCCGATCAGCATCCAAAAACGCCTGTATCAGCGCCATGAAGGCAAAGCTGGACGAGGAGGTGGAGAACATTTGAGTTTACTTTCGGAACTGAAAATTGTGATAGAAGCGGTTGGCCTGCCTGTGGAGACAGGCGTGTTCTCCGATGAGCCGCCGGATGAATATGTGGTAGTCACGCCGCTTGCGGATACCTACGAGCTTCATGCGGATAACCTGCCGGAATACGAGATCCAGGAGGCACGGCTCTCCCTGTTCTCCAGGGGCAACTATCTGAAGCGGAAAAAGCAGCTTTCCAAAGCCCTGCTTGCCGCCGATTTTACCATTACGGACAGGCGGTATATCGGGCATGAGGACGATACCGGATACCACCACTACGCCATTGACGTGGCGAAACTGTATAGATTGGAGGAATGAGATATGGCTACCATTGGCCTTGATAAACTTTTCTATTCAAAAATCACGGAGGATGAGGATGGCAACGAGACCTACGCCACTCCCGTCTCCCTTGCGAAAGCCATGACCGCAGAGCTTTCCGTGGAGCTTGCGGAGGCGACGCTGTATGCGGATGATGGCGCTGCGGAGGTGGTGAAGGAGTTCCAGAGTGGCACCCTCACCCTTGGCGTGGACGATATCGGCGCAGCTGCGGCGTCTGACCTGACAGGAGCGGTGATCGACCAGAACGGCGTTATCATCTCCGCCAGTGAGGACGGCGGCGCACCTGTCGCCATTGGTTTTCGTGCAAAGAAAGCAAACGGCAAGTACCGCTATTTCTGGCTGTACAAGGTGAAGTTCGGCATCCCTGCCACCAACCTGACCACCAAGGGCGAGAGCATCGAGTTCTCCACGCCCACCATCGAGGGGACGGTCATGCGCCGCAACAAGGTGGACGGCCAGGGCAAGCACCCCTGGAAAGCCGAGGTCACCGAGGGGGACGCCGGCGTGTCCGCATCCACTATCACCAACTGGTACCAGGAAGTCTACGAACCGTCCTATGCGGCCGCTGCCGCGGCATCGCTGGACGGTGAAGGTTAAGGAGGTCTGAGTCATGGATGAAAGAACAGCGATGGTTACCATTGGCGGCGTGGAATATGAGATGCTTCTGACTACACGCGCCACAAAGCAGATTGCAGGACGCTACGGGGGCTTAGAGAACCTGGGCGAGAAGCTGATGAAAGCGGAGAATTTTGAAATGGCGCTGGACGAGATCGTTTGGCTGATTACGCTCCTTTGCAACCAGCCTATCCTCGTCCATAACCTGAAACACCCGGAGGACAAAAAGCCGGAGCTGACTGCCGATGAGGTGGAGCTTCTCACCTCCCCGATGGAGTTGACGGATTACAAGGACGCCATTATGGAGGCAATGTACCGGGGTACCAAACGGAACGTGGAAAGTGAGCCGGAGGGAAAAAACACGGTGGCCGGGTAAGCGATGAAGAATTGTTTACCCGGCTTTTGTATTACGGCATGGCCCATCTGAGTCTCTCGCAGGATGAGGTGTGGCTCATGCCGTTCGGCTTGCTTATGGACCTCTGGGAATGCCATAAGCAGTTTATGGGGATCGCAAAGCCGAAGCAGGCGCTGACCATTGACGATGTGATCCCCTATGGAATCTAACGGGGTCCCCGGAAAGCCGTATGGCTTTTTGGGGAGAGGACGAATGACGGAATGAGCGAGTTTTCGTGTTTACACGGAAACGAGGGATATGAAGTCCATGAGGACGTAGGAAGGAGGTGCAGCCCGTGGCGGATAATCTCGGTCTGAAGATCGGCATTGAGGGCGAGAAGGAATTTAAAAAGGCCTTGTCCGAGATCAACCAGTCCTTCAAGGTGCTTGGCTCTGAAATGAAGCTGGTGTCCTCGCAGTTTGACAAAAACGATAAGTCCGTTCAGGCACTTTCCGCAAGGAACACTGTGCTGAATAAGGAAATCGAGGCACAGAAAAACAAGGTGGAAACCCTGCGGACCGCCCTCCGGAACGCCGCAGATTCCTTTGGGGAGAACGACCGCCGCACGCAGAACTGGCAGATCCAGCTCAATAACGCAGAAGCCGCCTTAAACAGCATGGAGCGGGAGCTTTCCGATAATGAGCGGGCCATAGAAGCCCTTTCCCGGGAGGAAACAGACGCAGCGGACGCTACGGAACGTCTCTCCCAGGAGATCGCCCGGCAGGAGGATGCGCTTGCAGGGATGAAGCGCGCCTATTCCAACGCCGTGCTGCAGTACGGCAAAGGCTCCGGCGAGGCAAAGGAACTGGAAGGACGCATCTCCCGGCTTTCCGGGGAACTCCGGGAAAACCGGGAGCGGATGAAGGACGCCGGGGATGTGGCGGAGGATCTTGGCGATTCGCTGGAGGATGCCTCCGAAGGGGCGGATAAATTAGGCTCCGGCCTTTCGGTCGCCACGGTGGCGATGGGCAACCTCATCGCCTCCGGCATCCAGGCGGCATTAAACGGTATCAAGGAGCTTGGCAGCGCCATCTGGAACCTGGACGAAGCCACGGAGGAATACCGGGTAGCCCAGGGCAAGCTGACCACCGCCTTTGAGGCGGCCGGCTACAGCGGCGAGGCGGCGCAGAAATCTTACAACGAGTTTTACAAAATCCTTGGCGATACGGACACGGCCACGGAAGCGTCACAGCTGTTGGCACAGCTTGCTCAAAACGAGCAGGACATCACCAAGTGGACGAACATTGCCGCAGGCGTTTACGGCACCTTCGGTGACGCCCTTCCCATCGAAGGCATGATCGAGTCGGCAAACGAGACTGCCAAGGTGGGACAGGTCACGGGCTCCCTGGCGGACGCCTTAAACTGGGTAGGTATCAGCGAGGACGAATTCAACGAGAAGCTGGCGGCCTGCTCGGATGAGAGCGAACGGAACCGTCTCATCATGGAGACCCTCTCTGGAGCGTATGACGAGGCAAGCGGCGCGTTTTACCGCAACAATGAGGCGCTGGTGGCTTCCAGGGAAGGACAGGCGCAGCTGGATGAGACCCTTGCGGGGCTTGGGGAGACCATCTCCAATGTGAAGAACAGCCTGCGGGCAGAGTTCCTTCCCGCCATTTCTGAGGTCATCTCTGCCTTTACCGATATGATAAACGGTGTGGACGGTGCGGATGAAGCCTTTGCGGGAGCCATCACAGGGCTTGTGAATACGGCGGTCTCCATGCTGCCGCAGTTTGCGGACACCGGGATGCAGATATTGACCTCGCTTCTTTCTGGCATCATCCAGAGCCTTCCTGCTGTGGTGGAGGGCGCGGCGCAGATCATTGTTACTCTTGCACAGGGAATTGCAGAAGCTGTCCCTACCCTGATTCCGCAGATCGTCCTTGTGGTGACGCAGATCGTGCAGACTCTGATTGAAAATTTACCCATGATCCTGGACGCTGCCCTGCAGCTGATTTTGGGACTGGCACAGGGGCTTTTAGACGCTATCCCTGTTCTGATTGCGGCTTTGCCCGCCATCATCACGGCGCTTGTGGAATTTATCGTCGGGGCTATCCCCCAGATCATCGACGCCGGGATACAGCTGCTGACCTCCCTGATTTCCGCACTGCCGGAGATCATCACGGCCATTGTGGCGGCAATCCCACAGATCATCGACGGGCTGGTGACGGCGATCCTTGGCAGCATCCCGCAGATTATTGATGCCGGAGTAAACCTGCTGATCTCCTTGATTCAGAACCTGCCCACCATCATTACCACCATTGTAGGGGCGATCCCACAGATCATTACAAGCATCATCAATGCCCTTGTCGGGAACATCGACAAGATCATCCTGGCTGGCGTACAGCTTTTTGTGGCCCTGATCACCAACCTTCCGAAAATCATTGTGGAGATCGTAAAGGCGGTGCCGCAGATCATCTCCGCCATCGTGAAGGGCTTTGCAAGCGGTGTGTCCCAGATGGCAAATATCGGACTGAACCTCATCAAGGGCATCTGGAACGGTATCGGAAATGCGGCAAGCTGGCTGTGGAACAAGGTCAGCGGCTTCTGCTCGAACCTGCTTAGTAAAATCAAGGGCTTCTTCGGCATTTCCTCCCCGTCCAGAGAGATGGCGTGGGTGGGCGATATGCTGACCCAGGGACTTGCAGGCGGTATCGAGGACGGCGCAGGTGCGGCTATCAGCGCCGCAGAGGACTTAAACAACGGCATCCTTGGCGTGATGAATGGGCTGGCAGCGGATATGCAGTCGGCAGTTCCTTCAAACTTTGCTTTTGATGCAAGCGGAACGGTCGGCTCTGTTTCCGGCAGCATGGGCGGCGTGGGCGGTTCCTCCTTCGGAACGCTCATCACCATCCAGCAGATGATTGTCCGCAGCGAGGACGATATCCGCAGGATCTCCCAGGAGCTTTACAACCTGATCCAGACCGGTTCCCGCGCCCAGGGAAGATTTAGTACAGCTTAAGGGAGGGATATGCTTTGGGCTTTTCATACAACGACATCACTTCAAAAAGCATGGGGCTGAAAGCAAGGCTGACCTCCTGGCAGGTCAGCGGACGGCTCCGCAACTTTACCACGACCGTCCCCGGAAAGTATGGCGTTACCGACTTCGGAGCGGACTTTGACTACCGGGAGATCGTGGTTTCCTGCAGCATCTTCCCAAGGCACAGCTTTCCCGCCCTGGTTTCCACGCTGGATGATATTGCGGCGTGGCTTGACCCGGTGGGCGGTTTAAAGCAGCTGATTCTGGATGATGTGCCGGACCGGTATTTTATGGCGAGACTGAACGTTGCGGTAGAGTGCGAACGGCTCCTGCGCTCCTCCGGCAGCTTTGAGCTGACCTTTTTCTGCCCTGACCCCTTTGGCTACGCCATCGAGGATGAGAACTTCTCTATCACGGCGGAGGGCAGTCATACCATAACCCGGCATACCGGGAACATGGAGTCGAATCCCATCTACCGCATTGAGGGAGAAATTACCTCCGGGGCGGGAAACTATATCAGCATTACGACCAACGGGCAGGAATTAAAGATCGTTAACGCCACCCTTGCGGCGGGCGAAACGCTGGTGGTGGATACCGACCGCATGACTGCCTATGTAGAGGATGAAAACGGCGTCACGGTGCGAAACGGGCTGCCGTATCTGGAGGAACTGAATTTTCCCACGCTTTCTGTGGGTAACAATACTGTCTCCGTGGCAGTGTCGAATGCTGTGTTTACGGGGCTTGAAATACAGGCAAGGAGCAGATGGAGGTGAGCGGCGATGGCGCTAAAGACAATACTGAATCAACAGACAGACTTCACAGGCGAGTTCCCGGTCGAGTGGGCAAAGGACGGCCTGTGGCGGATGAATGAATCCGCTCCCGATGAAAACAACCATCTCCTGGATTCCTCCGGTGCGGAAAGACCCGCTTTCATTAACAACTGGAGCGGCACCACCGCATCGATGCGGAGCGGGCAGAAAGGCAATTACTTCCGTTTTAATATCAATAATCCTTCCACAGAGCAGACCTATCTGAAGGTGACCAATGATGGCAGCATTTTCGCAAGCCTTGGGGCAAGGATTGTCTGCGGCGGCTGGATGAACCCCACCACCTATTCCGTGGGGAATACCTACTGCCCGATTTTTAACACCCGGTACGGGCCGGGGCGGCCAATCTTCTACCTATCCCTCATCCGAGGCAATCCGAGGATCATGCTCTACAACGATACCGGGTCACTGATTCTGGACGAGTCGGTGGACCCGCCCTTTTCCCTGGTCAACGGCGGCTGGTACTTTATCGCCTGCCTGATCGAGCCGGATAACAAAACGGCGCAGTATGTGGTGGGCGACCGGGGCAGCGGCACGGTGTGGGCGTCGGAGGTGCTTTCCTTTACCGGGGAACTGAACCGCTCCTGTACGGCAGACCTCATTCTGGGGATGCACGCCGACTCCTACTGGTACGCCGGCGGCTTGGACGACTGGTTTTTGGATTGCGATACCCAGCTTACCGCAGAAGATTTGGAAAATTACTTTCTTTCCTCCCTCTGCGCCAACGGCGGCGATACCTCCGGGGATGTGGATGGCATCACGGAGCCGGGGACGGTCACGCTCCGGGCATCCGGCGGTGTGTACCCGTCCGAGGGCGTGCTGACCACAGCGGCGGCTAACTGCAATCTCTCCGGCACGGGACGTGTGTCTGTGACCAACGAGTATATTTCCGGCACAACAGCGGTTTCCCTTGTGGAGACATCAACCAGTGACGACCTCACCGATTGGAGCGATTGGGCGGCAGTCCCGGCAGACGGGCGGCTGACTTCTCCCAACCGCACATATATCCGTTTCCGGGTAACGCTCACGACTTCCGATACTTCCCGGACGCCAAAACTCATCGATATCCGGCTCTACGACATCCCGAAAGCGCCATATGAGAAGATCGGCTACGCAAGGCCGGTGGTGCTGGACAGGAACGGCGCCTGGGAGGCAGTGCTGGAGAATGCCTACGACATCATTGTCACGGGCGAGATCAACGGCGAGGACACCCTTTCATTTAAAATTCCTTACCGAGATGGCAAGCGGGGGTATATCGATAGCGAAAAAAAGATCCAGATCGTGGATGATGTGTACAAGGTCAGGACGGTCACCGATACCAGGGATACGGACGGCAGCGCCGTCACAGAGGTGTACGCGGAAGCGGAGTTCTATGACCTGACCTTCTCTGTCCGCAAGGAGGAACGTACCTTTGAAGCGGAATACCCGGAAGCCGCGATGGCATACGCCCTGGAGGGTACGGAATGGAGCGTCGGCACGGTGACGGTGCGGACACAGCGCACCTGGACCAGCACGGAGAAAAACGCTTTGTCCATCCTGCGGAATACCGCAGACCTCCACGGCGGCGACCTGGTCTTTGACTGCCCGAACCGGCTGGTGCATCTGCTGACGGTCAACGGCAAGGACAGCGGCGCCCTTTTTGCCTACAAGAAGAACATGAAATCCATCCAGCGGGTGGTGGACACCAGGGAGCTTGTGACCCGGTTGTACGCCGTGGGCGCGGAAGGGATGACCTTCGCGGACATCAACGGCGGAAGGCCCTATGTGGAGGACTTCACCTACACAGACGAGGTGAGAATCTCCACCCTGGACTGCTCCTCCTTCACGAACCCCTACCAGATGAAGGAATACGCCGAGATGCGGCTGGCGGATTACGCAAAGCCCATCATTTCCTATGTGTTAAACGCGATGGACTTATCCGTGCTGACGGGCTACGAGCATGAAGCCTGGGAACTGGGAGATTACGTCCGGGTGGAGGATAAGGAGTTGGGTCTTTCGGTCACCACAAGAATTGTCCGCCGGGAATACAATCTGCAGGAGCCGTGGAACACGGTGCTGGAGCTTTCCACTACGCTCAAAAACCTGGGCAGCTCCGCCAGCCAGTGGGACAATGCGGCGGATTCCCTGGAGGGCACCAGCATGGTGTCCAATAACGATATCCGGGAAATGGTTCCCTTTAACCTGCTGCGAAACTCCCGCGCTGATGACGGGCTTGCCTATTGGGTCAGCTCCGGCTTTGAAGCGGACGGCGAAAACGGCGCATCCGGCACGGCTTCCTTCAAGGCGGAGGGCGTGGCCGGCATGACCAAAAGCCTCTCCCAGACCGTTTATCCCGCCAACCGCTCCAGTTACACCCTGTCGGCGCAGATCGGCTCGGAAAATCTGGAGAAGCTGAGCGACGACGCCCAAGTGGGCATTGAAGTGGTCATTGAATATGAGGACGGCAGTACGGAATCAAGATTCATTGACCTGTACTGATGGAGGGAGGACAAAATGGCATATTTATCATCCACCTCCGCCAAAATCACGCCGGAGAATTACTCCGCCAGGGTCAAGTCCATCACGGTGCGGGTGTGCATCACGAACTGCACCGGGACGCTTTATATCACGGACATCCTCCTGCAGGCGGGGTCCGTGGTGACGGGATGGGTAGGCCATCCCTGCGAGATGAAGTGGACGCTGGATGGCTGAGATTGCTTTTATCCGGCTGGCGGAGGTTATCAACCGGAAACAGGATATGCGTGTCGTGAGCGTTACCGTGAAGCCTACCATTGCGGACTGCTCCGGCACGATCTATTTTACGGACCTGATGCTCCAGGAAGGCCCGGCGCTGACGGGATACACGCCACATACCGAACCATTCCTTAAAAAGCTGCGTGTGGACGGCGAGGTCAAGGCCCCTGTCTGGTTCAACGGTGTGGTGCGGGGCGAGGAAACGGTCATCCTCTTTAATCTTGGGGAGACTTCCGCTGGGCTGGATGTGCATTTGTACCCCAAGTCCGACCTGGAAGCGGGGGCAGTTTCCCTCTGCCAGGGCGTGGGCGGCCAGAAGGTATCCTTCCCCAATGCCGTCCCGGCCGAAGCGGACCTCGCCCTGCTGGCTTCTACACGGGAATGCACCAAAAATGGAAGCCCGGAGAAAAAAGAGGGCTTTTATCAGTACAGCGCCGCCTGGGATTCCAAGCATAAGGTGACGCTCCCGGAAGGGAAAACAGCGAGGGTGCTGTTTGAGATGCAGGAAATGCAGGATGGAGGTGAGCCGATCTGATGGACACACTGAAAGGCAAACAGATCATGGTATGGACGTTCATGGGCAATGCCCGGATGTACGAAGCCCTCCGGGACTACGGCGACCGCATCAGCCAGATCGGGCTGTTCTCCTTTAAGGTGCGGGCCACCGGGGAGATTTACGAGAGCGGCGTGGCGATTTCGGATATGCTCACCTACATCAACAAATGGCCCCATATCAAGTGGCTGCTGACGGTGGCGAATGACGGGGCGAACAGCATCTTCCGCGCCCTGCGGGACAACACAAACGGGGCGCAGGAGATGTTCCTTTCGGAGATCATCCGCATCATGGAAAAGTACCCCTGGTGTGACGGCATCGACATTGACCTGGAACGAGGGGACGGCTACTCCACCCATGCCGCGTCAACCGCCATGTTCCAGAACATCTACAATACGGTAAAGAATTACGATGCCACGAAGCACATGAACATCTGCCTGCCGGGGATGACTTCCGTTAATGGCTCGGTGGGCGGCGAGAACTGGTGTGTCTACGGGGACCTCGATGCCTACTGTGACACGGCGTCTATTATGAGTTACGGCATGGCCTGGGCAGGCTCCGCGCCGGGGCCGGTTTCTCCGAGAAGCTGGCTGGAGGGCATCTACGATTACGCCACCCAGGTCATGGACCCGGATAAGATATTCCTCGGTATGCCGGCCTACGGCTGGAACTGGCAGATTTACGATACCCCGGAGAACCTGGGCGAGACCTACCGGGGCGTTTCCAACACCTACTACGCCGCAAGGTACTGGATGACGGGAGCGTACAACTTCACAGGTGACGCGCCGCCTCAACCCTTTCTCCCTATCGTGGCCTATTGGGATGATTATGACAAGGTGCCTTACGCCTTTCCCCATGTCTACGATTACATGGAAGGAGCGGACGCAGTTTCCCGCGAGTACCCTCAGCTTGCGGACACATACAACCGCAGGCGCTACCTGACCGCCTACGGCAAGGAGCAGAAAACCGGGTTCGGGGACATCCTCATCGACCGGGACGCTGACGGCTACTCCAGCGCGTCCGGCATTGTTTCCATTGAAAACGGCATCGCGACCCTGGGCGATAACGGCTCGGTGACCTACAGCTTTACGGTAAACGCAGCGGGAACTTACGATGTGGCGGTGCGGCTCTGCTACCCCTTCTGGGATAAGAACGGCATCTATGCGGCGCTGGACGGCAGCACAAAGCACTTCACGGAAAGCCGCCTGTGGTGGCCGTACTGGCGGAGTACCTTCTGGGCGTCCCTCGCAAGCGGCGTAACGCTTTCGGCCGGGACACACACCATTACCATTTCAGTGGATGCCAAAGGCGTCCAGTTTTACGGCTTCCGCGTCTGCTCGGCTTTTTCCGAGGAACCTACCGCCGGGGAAGCGACCTTCGCCCTTGCGCCCAGGAGCTTTAAGGATGTGAACGGCAGCATGGCCGTACCCGATAAAGGCTTCAAGCTGACGCTGGAGATGCTCAGAAGGAAGCCGGACTCGGCGCTCATCTGGTATGAGGACTTCCAGGATTACGGCGTGCTGGAGACGGACTACTGGATGGTGCGCTCCGGCTCCTTTGAGGTGTGGCGGTCGGATGAATATTCGATGGAGCGTGTCTACTCCCAGCTTGAAGGGCATGGGGAGCTTGCGTGGCAATATGATGGCTTTTCAGAACTGCATCTGCGGGCCAGGCTGGCTTTCCCGGCAAACGGCAGCGGTCGGGCCGGTGTGTTCTGCGGCAACCTGTTCTGCTGTTTAAACTACGATACTCAGGCGGTGGAGCTGTATCACGATTCCACGCTCCTTGGCAGCTACAGCCAGGAGATCGCAAGGACATCGTCGGCGGATCTGCGGGGCAACCCCTCTATGTACACGGTGGAGATGCGCATCCGCGGGAACCGGGTGCGGGTGTATTCCGGTTCTTCCTACACCCTGCGCTTTACGGCAACAGCCAGCGGCTTTTCCGGGGGCTATGCCGGGTACCGCTCAGACAACACCACGGTCTGTGAACTGCTCCGGCTGGGGGACGCCTGGACGTATGAGCCGTATGAGCGGTTTGATGTGGAGATGCCGGACGGCAGCTTTAGAAGCTACGGCAGGATCAGCCGTTCCAACTGCACCTGGGATGAGGAGTTTCAGGTGTTCACGCTGACCTCCGATGTAGAGGAAAGTTCCACCCGCAGCGAGGACATTTCCCTGGATTATGACTTCTTCCATTCCGACCTGCTGGAGATTTCCTGCGGCGGGAACTATACAGCAAAGGTCATCCCGAAGGACATCAACATCTGGATATCCCGGCTGTTCCTTGGGGATGCGGACGGCTTTTCTATCCTCTACTACCAGGACGTGGATTCCCTGGTCTATTGGGCGAACCAGGCGGCGTACCGCTGGAAGCTCCGGGGGATGTGTATGTGGTCTTTGGGTCAGGAGGATATGCGACTGTGGGAATGGCTGCCGAAGCAAACAGAATAACTTACGGGAACTGGCGACTGCCCTGCGGGGCGGCCGCTTTTTTCATACACAAAACCATTTCAAGAAACGGAGGTATCAACATGAAGGAACTTTGGAACACGGCGCAGGTGATCTTTGCGGCCATCGGCGGGTGGCTGGGCTATTTCCTGGGCGGCTGCGATGGGCTGCTCATCGCCCTGGTGGTATTCGTGGCGGTGGATTACGTCACAGGCGTGATGTGCGCCATCTCGGACAAGAAGCTCTCCAGCGAGGTGGGCTTTAAGGGCATCTGCCGGAAGGTGCTGATCTTCCTGCTGGTGGGAATCGCCAACATCCTGGATGTACAGGTGATCGGCACAGGCAGCGTCCTTCGCACGGCGGTCATCTTCTTTTACCTCTCCAACGAGGGCGTGAGCCTTTTGGAGAACGCGGCGCACCTGGGGCTTCCTGTGCCGGAGAAGATGAAGGACATCCTGGCACAGCTCCATGACAGAGCGGAAAAGGAGGAAAATTAAGTGACTTACACAAACAGTTCATTGGTATCTTATACGAAACTCAGCCCAAACCACTCCGGGCAGCGGACGCACAGCATCGACCGCATTACGCCCCACTGCGTGGTGGGGCAATGCTCGGTGGAGACGCTGGGCAATATCTTCTTGCCGACTTCCAGACAGGCAAGCTGTAACTACGGCATCGGCGTGGACGGTCGTGTGGGAATGTATGTGGAGGAGAAAAACCGCTCCTGGTGTTCCTCCTCCAGCGCCAACGACCAGCGGGCGGTCACCATCGAGTGCGCGTCCGATACCACAGAGCCGTATGCCTTTAAGGATGTGGTTTACCAGAAGCTGATCACTCTTTGCGTGGATATCTGCAAGAGAAACGGCAAGAAGAAGCTCCTGTGGTTTGGCGATAAGGACAAGACGCTCTCTTATGAGCCGAAGTCCGATGAAATGGTGCTGACGGTGCATCGCTGGTTTGCCAACAAGTCCTGCCCCGGAAACTGGATGTATGCCAGGATGGGCGATCTGGCGGAGAAGGTCACGGCGGCTCTCGGTAGTGGTACCGGGGGTTCCGATGGTCCCACAACTACACAGGGAACACAGGCTTCTGCCTTTTCCGGGCTTTCCGAGGCGGATGTTGTAAAGAGTGTGGGGACATTGTTTACTGCCGATCAGAAGAAAATGGGCATCCTCGCATCGGTTTCAATGGCGCAGTTTATCCTCGAATCCGGCTACGGCAAATCCGAACTGGCGCAGAACGCAAATAATGTGTTCGGTATGAAATGCTCCCTCTCCGGCAACACATGGAGCGGTTCGACATGGGACGGACAGAGCAAGTACACCAAGCAGACGAAGGAGCAGCACACGGACGGCAGCTACGAAACAATCACGGCGGACTTCCGCAAATATCCGTGCGTGGAGGATTCCATCGCCGACCATTCCGCTTATCTGCTCGGCGCAAAGAACGGAAACAAGCTCCGCTACGAAGGGCTGAAGGGATGCACGGACTACAAGAAAGCCGTGCAGATCATCAAGGATGGCGGCTACGCCACGAGCCTTACCTATGTGGAGAACCTCTGCTCCATCATCGAGCGGTGGAACCTCACGCAGTACGATGTGAAGGAGTCCGAAACGCCTATCGCATGGTACCGCGTCCGTAAGACCTGGGCGGATTCCAAGTCGCAGAAAGGTGCGTTCAAGATTCTGGAAAACGCCAAGAAGTGCGCGGACGCCAATCCGGGATATAGTGTGTTCGATGTGGACGGTGTAAACATCTACACACCGAAAACAACTGCTCCGGCGGCATCGGCTGGTGTTCCGTTCCTTGTGAAGGTCAGCATTTCCGACCTTAATATCCGCAAAGGACCGGGGACGGATTACGACAGGACGCAGTTCATTCCCGTCGGCATCTACACCATCGTGGAAGTCAAGTCTGGCAAAGGCTCGACCGCAGGCTGGGGACGGCTGAAAAGCGGCGCGGGCTGGATTTCGCTCGACTTTTGTACCCGCGTCTAAAACTTTATATCTGCGCATACGATTGCCTGTGGGTGTTCTTCGGAATGCTCACAGGCTTTTTTTATTTGCATACCCTCAATCCCGGCCGCCTTTTTCTGTTTAACCATGAGGATAGGAATCCTCGGATTGGAGGAATCTTCATGACCAATGAACAGAAACGCACCATAGCGGAACTCCGCTCCAAAGGTGCGACCTATGCAAAAATCGGCGAGGCGCTCGGTATCTCGAAGGATACCGTGAAAAGCTACTGCCGCAGAAATAATCTGTCCGCTCCGCAGGATACCCCTGCCTCTGATACCGCTCCTTCCGTCTGCCAGGAATGCGGCGCACCTCTCGTGCAGACAGAAAAACAAAAGACGCGGATTTTCTGTTCCAGGGAATGCCGTGAGAACTGGTGGCATTCTCACCCGGAGCAGATAAAGAAAAGAGCCGTGTATGATTTCCGCTGCGCCGGATGCGGTAAGCCTTTCTCCGCCTACGGAAACAGCCACAGGAAATACTGCTCCCACGATTGTTACATCACGGCTCGGTTCAAAGGCGGTGGATGCCATGAGTGAGCAGGAATTTGACCGTGAAATGCGGTATCAGGCCGCCGTTCAGATTGCGGATGCGCTTCTCAAAAAGGGTTCCATCTCGGAGGAGGAATACCACCAGATCAAGACAAAACTCCTCGAAAAATATCGCCCGACTTTGTCTACATTATTATCGGGAAAACCCTTGATATAACTGGCTTTTAGAGTGATATATAGTGTCGGAAAGGAGTTGATTTTATGCGGAAAATCACCAGGTTAGAGCCAAAAAAGACAGCCCTTCCGACAAGGAAAAAGGTCGCAGCGTATGCCCGTGTCTCGAAGGACACGGAGCGGCTTCTGCATTCCGCATCCGCACAGGTCAGCTACTACAGCGAACTGATACAGAAAAACCCCGAATGGGAATATGCAGGCGTGTATGTTGACTGCGGAATAACGGGTACCCTCACCTACAAGAGGGACGAGTTCAAGAGAATGCTCACCGACTGTGAAGCCGGAAAGATCGACATCATACTTACCAAGTCAATCAGCCGATTCGCAAGGAACACGGTCGACCTTTTGGAAACAGTGCGCCACCTCAAATCCATCGGCGTGGAGGTGCGGTTCGAGAAGGAAGGCATCCATTCTTTTTCCGAGGACGGAGAACTGATGCTTTCGCTCCTCGCTTCTTTCGCGCAGGAAGAAAGCCGCAGCATTTCCGAGAATGTGAAATGGGGTATCCACAAGCGGTTCAAGAGCGGCGAGATTGGCGTGGCCAACAAGCACATCCTCGGCTACCAATACGATGAGGAGCAGAAAAAGTACATCATCATTCCCGAAGAAGCCGAATCGGTCAGATGGATGTTTCAGATGTACATCGACGGCGTTACCCTGCGGGACATTGCAGATAACCTGAACAACGCAGGCATCTGCACCATCCTCGGTAACGATTTTCAGGAAGCCTCGGTGCGGCAGCTTATTTTCAACGAGGTCTACGCCGGGGACATCAGACGGCAGAAATGCTATGTGTCCGATCCAATCAAAAAGGACAAGGTTCCGAACCGCGGCGAACTGCCACAGTATTACATGGCTGACTGCCATGAGGCAATCATCGACCGCGACACCTACGCAAAGGTCAAGGCAGAGATGGAACGCAGAGCCTCGCTCCTCAATCCCACCTACTGCTTTACCAAGAAAATCCGCTGCGGTACCTGCGGAGCGCAGTTCACCCGCAAGAAAGGAAAAGTCAGAGGCAAGACCTATGTACATTGGATTTGCCGGAGCAAGAAGGAAACCGGGATGACCTGTTCCAGCGTGAACTTCAGCGAGGAAGAACTGAAAAACATCTGCGCCGATGTCCTTGAGACCGATTCTTTCGATGAGGAGATTTTCGAGAGCCGGGTCAAGGACATCATTGTTCTGAAGAACGGCGATATAGAGTTCCACCTTGTCGGCGGCGAGACACGGCGATGGAAAAACCTGCATCTGAATCCGCCAAGGCATAAGGTCACGCTCACGGATGCATTCCAGGGCAAGATACGATGCGCCAAGTGCGGCAACACCTACCAACGCGTCAATTCCGCAAACAAGTGGGTGTACTGGTACTGCATGGGAAAGAAGAAAAAAGGAATGACCTGCGACAACATCAATTACACCGATTTCCAGCTACGGCAAATCACGGCGCACATCCTCGGCTTGGAGGATTTTGATGAGCAGGTCTTTTCAGAACAGATCGAGGGCATCACCGTTCTTGAGGACGGCAACCTCGAATACCACTTTTACAAAGGGAGGACAGAGAGATGGCAAAGAGTGTGATAACCATTCCTGCCACCAAGAGCAAGTACACGGCAACGCCGCTGTCCTGCAAGAAAAAACGGAAGGTCGCAGCATACGCCCGCGTCAGCACAGACCACGAGGAACAGCAAAGCAGCTATGAAGCGCAGGTGGACTACTACACCACCTACATCCAAGGCAGGGATGATTGGGAGTTCGTTTCCGTGTATGCGGACGAAGGAATAACCGGCTGCAACACAAAAAAGCGTGACGGCTTCAACAGCATGGTGGAGGATGCACTGGCGGGCAAGATCGACCTCATCATTACAAAATCGGTCAGCCGTTTCGCCCGCAACACAGTGGACAGCCTTACGACCATCCGAAAGCTGAAAGAACACGGCACGGAGTGCTATTTTGAGAAAGAGAACATCTGGACGTTCGACGGCAAGGGAGAGCTTCTCCTTACCATCATGTCGAGCCTTGCACAGGAAGAAAGCCGCTCCATTTCGGAGAACTGCACATGGGGACAGCGAAAGCGGTTTCAAGACGGAAAGGTCACGGTTCCGTTCGGACGGTTCCTCGGCTACGACCGCGGCGAGGACGGCAACCTTGTACTGAACGAGGACGAGGCACAGATCATACGCAGGATTTACGGATTGTTCCTACAGGGACGCTCACCGTATGCGATTGCGAAGGTGCTGACTTCCGAGGGCATCCCTACGCCCGGAAAGAAAAAGACCTGGTCGGCATCTACGGTCAAGAGCATCCTCACGAACGAGAAGTACAAAGGCGACGCCCTTCTGCAAAAGGTCTACACCGAAGATTTCCTTACCAAGAAGAAAATCAAGAACGACGGACAGGTTCCGCAATACTATGTGGAGAACAATCATCCAGCCATCATCGAGCCGGGAGTATTCGACAGAGTTCAGAAGCTCATGGCGGTCAGACATCCCGGTCAGAACCGCAACAGCAGCATCAGCCCTTTTTCAAGCAGAATCAAGTGCGGCGAATGCGGTAGCTGGTACGGCTCGAAGGTGTGGCACTCCAATGACAAGTACAGAAAGGTCATCTGGCAATGCAACCACAAATTCGACGGGGATTGCAAATGCGGAACGCCGCACATCACCGAGGATGAGATACGGAGCCTTTTCATAAAAGCAATGAACATCCTCATCACCGAAAAGGATGCGCTGATCGAGGATTTTGAAGCCATCAAGGACACGGTCTTCGACACCTCCGCGCTTGTGCAGGAACGGACAGACCTGCAGGTCGATATGAACACGGTGGCGGGACTCATCGAGGAATGCATCGCGGAGAACGCCCGCATCGCACAGGATCAGGGCGAATACCAAAAACGCTACGACAGCCTCGCTAAACGCTTTGACCGCACGAAAGACCGCCTCGAAGCCGTGGAGCGGTCGATTGCGGAAAAGCAGGCTCATCGTGAAATGGTCGAACAGTTCCTTTCAGAACTCGCCAATCAGGATGCGGTCACGGAGTTCACCGATGAACTTTGGTACAGCATGATCGACCATGTGACCATTCACAGCAAGGACGACATCCGATTCACATTTCAGAACGGCACAGAAATCAGGATGTAAGCACAGCGCACTCCGTTTCCCGCGGAGTGCCTTTTTCTGTCTTGTGAACCCTTCTCCGAAAATGAACCCCTACATAAAAAATGAACCCTACCGAGGGTAGGGAAAATCAAAAGGTATAGGAATAATCAGATTGTATCAAATCTCGTGTTTACATTTCAGTAAAATGGCGGATGTTCTCAAAGCCATTTCTACGGGCATAATCTTCGAGGTATT